TGACGAGTCAAAATCGCAGAACCCTTTTGCGTATTATACTGCCGCTATCACTAACAGCTTTACTCGTGTGTTAAACATTGAAAAAAAAATGCAGAACATTCGCGACGACATACTTGAAATGAACGGACTCAATCCCAGCTGGACACGACAGTTTTCTGAAAGTCATAATAAAACAGCCGAAGCGGTTGCAAACACCCCAGAAGAGTAGTATACTGCTACTCTATGGCTAACTTATTCAAGAAGGCTATCGTTTTCACTGACATCCACTTTGGACTGAAATCGAATAGCCTGTTACACAATCAAGACTGCGAGAAGTTTGTAGATTGGATCATTGAGACTGGTCGGGAGCAGGGTTGCGAAACTGGCATGTTCCTGGGCGACTGGCATCATCATCGTGCATCTATCAATCTACAAACACTGAACTTTAGTTTGCAGGCGTTGGAAAAACTGTCCAAAGCGTTTTCGCAGTTTTTCTTTATTCCTGGCAACCACGACTTGTACTATAGAGACAAGCGAGACATTCACGGTGCGGCCTGGGCCAAGCACTTGCCCAACATCCATATCTGCAACGACTGGTTTGAAGAGGGTGATGTTATCATTGCACCTTGGCTGGTTGGAGACGATCACAAGCGCATTAAAAAAATGTCCAGCAAGTACATGTTTGGACACTTTGAGCTGCCGCATTTCAAAATGAATGCCATGGTAGAAATGCCAGACCATGGAGAAATACAGGCCGCGCACTTTGGTCACTATGACAAGGTATTTTCTGGACACTTCCACTTACGACAACACAAGAACAACATCAACTACATTGGCAATGCGTTTCCGCACAACTTTGCTGATGCTGGAGATGACAAACGTGGCTGTATGGTCTTAGAGTGGGGCACAGAGCCCGAGTATCATGCCTGGCCCGGTCAACCTTTGTACAATGTGTTTGATCTTTCTACCTTGATTGATCGAGGTGATCAACTGCTCAAACCCAACATGCATGTGCGTGTTCAGTTAGACATTGAAATCTCCTACGAAGAAGCTGGATTTATCAAAGATACATTTATAAACAAACACAGTCTTAGAGAAATGGCCTTGATGCCAAACAAACGCACTGCCCTGGAAGAAGACATGGCACCCGGCGATGTCAAGTTTGAATCAGTGGATCAAATCGTCACTGATCAGATTACCAAGATTGAGTCAGAGTTTTACGATCCCAAACTATTACTACAAATCTATCAGGCGCTATGATACAAATCAAAGACCTAACTGTTAAAAACTTTATGAGTGTGGGCAATGCCACGCAGGCCATCAACTTTGATCGTCAAGATCTCACCTTGGTATTGGGAGAAAACCTAGATCTTGGCGGCGACGGCAGTCGCAACGGCACAGGCAAGACCACAATCATCAACGCTCTTAGCTATGCGTTGTACGGCAATGCACTGACCAATATCCGTAAAGATAATCTTATAAACAAAGCCAACAGCAAGAACATGTTGGTCAGTTTAGAGTTCAATATCAATGGTAAAGACTATCGTATTGAACGCGGCCGTAAGCCCAACATACTCAAGTTCTATGTCAACAACGAAGAACAAGCCGCTGATGACAACAGTCAAGGAGATTCGAGAGAAACACAGGATGCCATTGAATCTGCCCTGGGCATGACACATGACATGTTCCGACATGTGCTGGCGTTGAACACATACACAGAACCGTTCTTGAGTCTCAAAGCCAACGACCAACGAGTGATAATCGAACAGTTATTGGGCATTACCATGCTCAGTGAACGTGCTGAGCGTATCAAAGAACTCAATAGAGAAACCAAAGATGCCATTGCTCAGGAAGAGATGCGTATCCGAGCTGTTCAAGAAGCCAACAAAAGAATAGAAGAACAGATCGAAAACCTGCGTCGTCGGCAGACCATGTGGACAACCAAATATGAAGAAGATATTGCAAAACTCACCGCCGCGCTTGAAGAGCTCAAGAAGATTGACATTGAATCCGAGATCAAGGCCCACAAGGCCCATAAAGTATGGGACCAGAAGCGCAAGGACCTTAACGACTTGGCTGGACAGATCTCCCGCACGAAGCTTGATAAGGACCGCGAGACAAAAAGCATTGAGAAGCTTGGCAAGGAGATTGCGACACTTGAAGGTCATACCTGCCATACATGCGGCCAAGCATTCCACGACCATAAGCACCAATCAGTCCTGGAAGGTAAGCAGGCTGATCTGGCAACGGCAAGAACGGCTAGCCAAGAGCATGCACAGCTCTTATCAGACATGGAGGCTGCCCACACCGCCCTGGGCGTGTTAGGAAAACCACCCAAGATGTTCTACGATCAGGAAGAAGATGCCATACAACATCGTGCCAACGTAGAAAATCTACAAACTCAACTTGATACCAAATCACAAGAAGCAGATCCCTATGGTGAACAAATTGAAGAAATGACCGGGCAGGCCCTGCAGACAGTGACCTACGACACACTCAACGAACTCACACGGTTGCAAGAGCATCAAGATTTCCTGCTCAAACTGTTAACCAACAAGGACAGCTTTATCCGCAAGAAGATCATTGAACAAAACTTGAGCTATCTCAACCAGCGTCTAACATACTATCTAGATCGAATTGGTTTACCACATTCAGTGATCTTCCAGAATGATCTTTCAGTGGAGATTCAAGAACTGGGTCGTGATTTAGACTTTGATAATCTCAGTAGAGGTGAGCGCAATCGGTTGATACTAAGTATGTCATGGGCATTCCGTGATGTGTGGGAAAGTCTGTACCACCCAATCAATGTGTTATTCATTGACGAGCTAGTGGATTCAGGTATGGACGCACAAGGCGTGGAAAACAGCCTAGCATTACTGAAGAAGATGAGCCGTGAGCGTCACAAGAGTATTTGGCTGGTATCGCATAGAGACGAACTTGCAGGTCGTGTGGAAAATATTTTAAAGGTAGTCAAAGAAAACGGCTTCACAAGCTATAACACAGACGTAGATATAGCATGAAATGTGCATGTAATCAAGAATTAATGATAACTATAACTCCATGTCATGGTTATACGAATCACAAGAAATTCAGGAACTGCCCGAAGACTGTGCTGGATTTGTTTATTTGATCACTAATAAACAAACCGGCAGAAAATATATTGGCAAAAAATTAGCAAAGTTCAAAAAAACAACATATAAAACAGTAAAACTTAAAAACGGCAACAAGAAACGTAAAAAAATTCGTGGCACTATAGATTCAGATTGGCAAACATATTATGGCAGTTCTCCGGAGTTATCTCGAGATGTTGAACTGCTAGGCATAGAAAACTTCTCACGCGAAATACTGTATTATTGCAAATCCAAATCGGAATGCAGTTACATCGAAGCTCGCGAACAATTCTCCCGACGTGTATTAGAAAGTGATGATTACTACAACGGGCACATACAAGTGCGTGTACACGGTAGTCACATCAAAGGCAAATTAAGTAGCAACGGCTAGCACAGGCCAACATCGTGTGCCCTAGACCTGGATCACGGATCACAGGGATGGAAGTCTCACCGCGCTAGTGAGCACTCAATCAGTATCCTTGACAGGACCACGATCGCAAACACCTGCGGTTTGATTGTTTGAATAGAGTAGACAAAAGGGAAAATGACGTAGCAGTGATGCTACACGTTTACATGAGATGTTAGCGTATTTTATGTAAGCCGCCGTTGTGATAAAGACGGAATGAGCAGGTATCGGACAACCGCCTGTGAAATTGAATATAGTGAATTATAGACAACTATAGACGATTATAGTTCCAACGCTAAGTGACTGTTCGTACTCGGATGATGACAGTTCTAACTTTGCCCTGTGCGGGCAAAGTGTGACCAAGGTATCTGGATGATAACTGTTTCGCTTCGCTCATCTCTTAAAAAACAATGCATTCATGAGCGCAAGCGAAATGAATAGATCACGCAGTGATCTTAGAACTGATCTGGCCAATCACGAAACAATGCGTGTTGTATATCGCCAGCAACAAACTGATTGAATGACTTGTGTTTCTGTTCGAGCTCTCCTTCTAATGGAGCAACACGACGAAATGCTGAGTCCATTTGACCCATGTCCTTGAA